TCATGCGCGTAGCAGAGAAGGCAACCAATCTTGTTCTCATAAATGGTATAAAGTTAACCTCTACAATACGATCGCCAACACTAAATCTTGATGTTTGTACTTCGATTGTTTGTTGAATACCGGTTCTTGTAGCGGTTCCAGTCTCAACTAAGTTTTGTGTATCACCACCAGCACCTTGCCATGATCTATTACCACTCCAGTTAGTTGACCAATCACCCCATACTGTACCTAATTGAGGCTCTAAAGCATTCATCATTGAATCAAATTCACCATCGTTATTAATGACAACTTCAGGTCTACGATCAATATCTCTCCACTCATCAGATGATGGTGTAAGTGTCATTGAACCAGTCCAGTTAAATACATCATATGGATTAACGTTGATTTGACCAGAATATTGTGTCTGCGATATCACATTACTAGCAGTTGTATTTGTAGTATATGGTAATGTAAGTAAATCACCTGTCTTTTGAGTAGCAGATGAACCAGGAACATATTCTAATGGAGCATTACCAGCCGCAAATGGAGGTCTCAGTATTCTATTAGGTATATCAATTGAAGCTCTATACTCTGACGAACCAGAGTTTGACATTCTTGTATTTGAGAATGCATCTACTAAATAACCTGATTTAAATCTTGGATTATTACTTCCATCTAATATTTGTTTATTCTGTGCTTCAGCTTCTAAGAATGATAGTACTGAATAGTATTCTATTTGACTTATTCTCTTATCGATACGACCTATATCACGCATAGTATATCTACGTTGGTCAATAAATTTAACTGTAACTTCGTCAGGAGTTAATGTATATGCAGGAATGCTTAACGTATATAAATGCATAGAATCCGTAGGAATTTCAGGCTCGACCGGGAAAACGGCCGGTACACCCGGCGCAACGCCAAATACACCCTTAGAATCAAGATATATCTTATCTATTCTTGGTAAGTAATATTGTATATTAGTTGAGAACTGAGAGAATCTTACTGGAGCAACTGCTGTTATAGCACCGGTTCCTGTAAAGTTACCTCCAGCATTACCAACTCTTGGTCTAAAGTCAATAGCTGATCTTAATTCTATATCACCAAGCTTAGGAATAGCTGAGTAATCTATTTGACCAGTGTATGAATCAACTGAGAAGAAGTCTCCCGTTGAATGTGAGAAATACTTATATGTAACAGTAAGTGCTACTGCTGCTGTGTAATTAGATGTAGTCTTCTTCTTAATACGACCAACATCATAATAATCATCTCTTTGTCCGTTATCTAATTCGAAATGGGTTGTAACATTAGCAGAACCAGAAGTCTCAACAACTGATACTAATTCATGTACATCTGCATGTCCAAGAGCTTGACCAGTACCGGTAAAATCTGTGCCTGCATTAAATGCTACAGCTGTATTTCCAGATAATGTCTTAGTCTTTTGACCTAATGTACGTATCATTGGAGCGATAAGTCTTACTGTATCTCCTACAGCACCATCACTGCCACCACCACCTAAATCTCCAGATGTTGGTAAGTTAGCAATAACAACACTTGGTGGGTTTGCACTGTTATTAATAGTAATATCACCTACTAATACCTCTTCACCACCATCTCCATCATTAGTATCATTAATCAAAATCCAGTTTGTGTTAGCTGCTTTAGAACCAAATTGTTCTCCACTTGATAATGCAGTAAATGTGGCTGTACCAGAACCTGATACTGTTGCACTACCAACTATACGATTGACATTATATGTAAAGTCAAAATCATCTGCTGCAGACTCATCAACTTCTCCGTCTAATGTTTTAATTCTTTTATATGGTAACTCATATACTAAACTGTCAGGGCCGATGTTATATGCGGTCGCAGCGCCACTATCCGCGATTGTTGCGGCGAAGGCCGTTCCTGCCGCGGTGCCCTCTTTGTCATCTAATTGAGTAGCTGCTGTCATTGTACCGGTAAAATCGAATATATGTATTCTATATCTTGATGCAGATGTTGCACCATTACCACTTACACGTTCGATTGAACGAGCTCGACATGTACCAATCTCTGTACCACTGCCATTCTCAATAGATATCCTACCAAATGTGGTAATATCAGGAGTTCCAGTCATCGCTGTGACTTCAATAAAGTTATTATGAGTCATCTCTACAAGTTTATCATCAACTACTTCAGATGTTCTTGCTCTATCAAAATGTACATTTGTATTTGATAATGTTTCAATCTCAAATCCTCTTACATAAGCTTTCGAAGGCTCAACAACTGCTGTTAATTTCGTAGCATCAGGGCTTGAGACTTGATGTGTTTTAATAAGAGTTTTAAATGGATTTACATAGTAATTACCTGATTCGTCAAATGTTCTACGTGCTAATTCTTGTTCTAATAAATTGTACTCAGCTGAGCGCGCATGCTTAGTAATAACACCAGACTCTAATCGAGCAATAAGAACAAAGTTACCGCTTGATGCATTTACTGCTTGAGAAGATAAGACTGCTGTAATAGAATAACGATGTGCACCTGGAGCAGACTCATTAGGAGTGCCCGTAGCATTATCGTTTAAAGATGAATCGGTACCCGAACTGACAAGGGATTCAGTTACGAGTAAACCGATATCAAATGATACATCAGGAGAATATTTATTTAAAACAATTGTGCTTGCTTTAACCGTAACGAAGTGTCTCTTAATATAATAGATACCATCTTCGATCGAAACGATTGAACCAAATCCTACTGGAGTTTTACCATTTGCATCATTAGAATTTGCAACAGTGGCTGTCTTACTTCCTGTTGCTGTTAATGAAGCATTATTAGCAAATACTGCACCTGAAATATATTGTACAAATAACGTAATAGAGTCATCGCCGCTAGCTAATGTAGCATGAATAACACGAGCAACATTAGTACCATCACTATATTCGGTACCAACAATGTCTGCAACTGCACTTGTGTTACATGCTGATAATCTTACATAATCAATTTTATTATGTAGGTGTACTGCACCTGGAACAACAACTGAACCATCCTTAAATAAATGATCTCCTGTAGCAGAGATCTGATGTTGTAATGATGATTGCAGCTGAGTTAATTCTCGAGCTTGTACTGCCTTACCGGGTCTAAATAATATCCTTTGATATTGTTCTTTAGGGCTGAGTGTATTGCCCGATGCAACCGACTCAAAGTCGTCCCAATATGGTTCTACGTTAAATGCTATTGCCATGTCTCTATCCTATTTAAAATGCGATTACTAATCTTATTGTTTCTACTTGTCCAGACCCTCTGCTTGTTGCTGTTCTATTCTCTACAAACATTACATCGCCTTGATGATGGTTAATTAAAGGTGTACCTACAGCTGAAATTTGATTACCTGCACCTGATGAACCTGTTGCTCTCGTCAAATGTGAAGTAGTAAATGTACCAAATCCAGTAGATTCATTTTGTATATAATGTAATACACCGCTTGTGTTATTGTATTCTACACATATGCCTTTAGCACCAACCGTACCACCAGTGTGGCCTTCAAATGCGAAGTCAGCTACATATGTACTTGATAATGAAGCAGGAATTGTTACACTCTTACATACATTATATGCACTTGCTTCTGCAACTTGAGCGATTGTACCTGTACTTGAACCTGATAATGTTGTAGCCAAAGCTTTAAATATTTCTCCAACAACTGGATTACCGCTTGTTGAACCTACGGTTGCCCAATTAGCATCTGTGGTATTACCCATCGTTAAGATCTTATAAAAATTACCTACAACCATTGAGCCTGTAGCTGTAACTACCGCACTCTCATTTGCTTTCTCAATAGGGTTTTTAACAACTGCTATTTGTCTAAAGTCATTTGAATCAGGAATTGCGCCTGACTCATCGCCAGTGAATACTGTATTGATTGTAACATAATGTGCTCTTAGATCATTTGTCGGATCTGCTCCAAACCCACCAAGTGGACCAATCACCGGCCTTACTGCGCCATTAGATCCTGAACCACCCGTTACTGTAACAGTAGCATGAGTATATCCTGTGCCAACGTTAGTCATTGTGATACCTGTGATAGCTCCACCAGATACTGTAGCCGTAGCTGCAGCACTTGCGCCATCACCTGCAATAGTTATTGTAGGAGCTGAAGTATATCCAGTTCCCGCAGTTGTGATCTTCATATTATAGATTGCGCCATCAACTGCATTGCCTTGCACTGACCATTGATTTGTTAATGCACTATCTGCACCACCAGCTGGAGCTTCTGCTAAACGTCTTACTGGTATAAATGATGTTGTTAAGAATTTAGTTACATCAGCTGTTGGGACTGTATACATGTATTTCCATATATAACCATCTGATCCACTATGATTGATAACACCCGATGTTTGAACACCTGTATCGTCTGGGTTAGTTGTACTTGCGCCTGCTCCGGCCTTTAAGCACATATATACATTGTTATTTGCTGAAATAACAAAATATGCTTTGCCTTCTATGTTTGTATCTTGATCGTCATATTCTATATATGTTGTGCCGGAAACCCATAATCTCCTTGTTGCACAATGAACAATGTCTGTAGCATCAATACGTTTCATGGCGAACATGTTTTCCCATAAAGTATGTGATGTATAGTCATTTTCATATGGGGTTGTCGGAACAGAATCATCTGTCCATGCGTTAGGCCGTCCCAGAGCCATATAGAATTGATTATCACTAAGACTCTCAACGAACTTATTCGTTGAATCTAGTCTAAATTTGCTTGTGATTATTGCTGCCATGTCTTTTCCTTTGTTTTATGAAATAACGAGTGAACTAGCTCCACCCATTCCGAATTGTGTACTTATATTGTTATTTATACTATCTTCCAACGTCCAGTGAGCAAAATCTGAATTTGGTCCTAAATATAGGAACTTCATATTATCCCAATGGTTTTGCATACCTATCTTACTAAGTTCTGAACTTCCGTTAGTAAAATGAGTATACGATTTCTCTAATAGATGACTATTAAATTGTACCGGTCCATGTTGGAATGCACCGATGTTAAAGTTAATTTCGCCAGCGGTTTCTAACCAACCGTACTGAGCTGCTGTATTTCCTTGATCGAGTACTTTAATTAATATTGCAATCTCGCCAAAGAACTTAAATCCTGCTGGATGGATCAATCTTGTAAATGCATTACTCCAATCTGCTACGTTTGCACCAGTTCTTAATACATATGAGAACTGCTGATAGTAATAAGAGTCTTGAATAAACTTTTTATCTGATAAGAATCCATCATTATTCGTGAACAAACCCTTTGGATATGTTCTTATAACATCGCCATTTGATAATGCACTCGTAAATGTTAATTTATATTTTGTAGTAGTATCAGAATAAACCGATTCAGTATAATCTGTACCTGGAACTTGATATGTGTTATTGACAAATACAACATCATCATCAAAGAATGCTGCGTTGCCATCATCATTATTTGCAGGAGTTACTGTTGGTGTACCACTAATTGTGAATGTATTCGTTGCTGTAAACTGAGATCTATCGGCTTGAATTGCGGCCGCTTGATCTGTCCAATTTCCATCAGATGGATTAAGTATATCTACAAACGGAAAATATGTTTCTACTTCGTCATCGTATATAACACGAAAGAATGAAGTGATCGATTCGGGTGTACCTCTACTTATATAGAACTCTATAAGCCTTTTATAAAATAATCTTGGATCTGTAGCGAAATCTCTTGGTACTGCAATACCAATTTCGTTCTGCAATTCTGTTAATAAGTGATCTTCTACATAATCGATATCTCTTTGGATATCTAATGCATTAAGATAGAATGCAGAATCATTTGAACGTTCTAAATATAATGCATATGTCTTAAGAAAATTAACTAAATCAGGATACGAAGTTTCGACATGATCTGGTACTAAGTCATCGATGTATGAAGATATATTATATTTTCCAATAGTATTTGACATTATGCGCTCGTTGTCTCGTAATCAATACCAGCAGTTGTACCACCAGTTGCCATTGTATCTACCTCACCTGAGATAGTAGCCGTTGAAGTATTAATATCTAATAATACATTTCTTGCGGGCGATACATCGGTACTAGCTGGTTTAACCGTCACATCGATCGTAGTTTGTCCTGTAGGCAATGCTGTTACATTAAATGAAGTAAGAGTAACTACACCTGTAATTTCATTTATTGAGCCAGCATTAGTATCTAATACTAAGCCACCTGCATCAATCACTTGAATAATACGAGTCGATGAATCGGTGTCGTAATAGTCTTTAAGCTTGGCTTGAGCTGTACCATTAAATGTGAATGTATTTGAAGTTACATAAGAACCTGTTGAAGAACTTGTGCCATCTAAATCAGTTAATGGTTGATTAAACTTAAGTGAATAAGCTTTAGCAGTACCAAGTGTAGGTGTAATCTTTTGAGTCATCTTCACTCGTGTAACGTTAGATATAATAGAAATATTTGTATCATCAATCTTCTTCGTTACATTCGATAATCTAAATACTCCACCAAATGTTTTTAATACGTCTGTGTTATGTGTCACTAATGTGTTCCTTATTGATGTTGCTAAACCTGATGCAGTAACTGTAGCTAAGTTAGGATTAAATTTAAAGAATATTTCTAAGTCAATATAAATGTATGCAGG